GTCAGGCGCAACCGCGGCATTTACCCACGCAGGTGTTCCAGTTGTATTGAGGCCCGACTTTGACCACGCCGCATTATCAAACTGCTCGCTATACGTCAGCAGGTTGTACCGCGCACGCAGCACAGGGCGCGAGGCGGTGGTGGCTTGCGAGGCGTGGTTGCCGGGGATTTCTTTGACGGATACGTTATCAATAGACCCAGTAAACCCTGAGCCTGTAAACAAGAATAAGTCGCTGCTAGAACCAGCAACAATGTATCTAGTAAAGGTACCGTTTGATGACGCCGCTAAAGAGCCATAAGTTCCGCGAATCCACGCTAAAACCGACCCGCCAACATAATCAGAAATGGTGAAAGTAACAACATACCATTTTCCGGTGGTGTACCCGCCCGCCGTTGTTTGCAAGTTTGTAGAAGTAGATGTGCCAGTTGCTTTTCCGCTTGCAATTGACCATCCGGCTTGGGGAGTCCACCCAGTACCACCACCGCTAAAGTCGCCGTTTACAATTAGTTCTGGGCCGGGAGTTGCGCCCTGACTCTTATCCAGCATCAGCCCGACAGGCTGCTCCACCGCAGTGACGGGGGTCGTGCCTGCGCTGTCTTGGTAGAGCGTGGCGTTGGCGATGCCGGTGAGTTCTTTTACGGAAATGTTGTCAACATCAACATAAGTTCCAGCACTTGCGCTATCGGCCTCTACCGAAATATAAAACGTACTCGACGTAGCAACAATTACAACCTGTTTATTGTCTGTAGCAGCGCCGCTGGTGTACAGCAATGGCGCAAGATTGTAGCCAGTTGCAGACACTCTAAACACATAATCAGGCGCTGTTCGACCGATAATTTCAATCGAAACTTTGTAAGACTTTCCAACAGTCAATCCACTGATTGTTTGTTGCGCTTGTCCGTAAGAAGTTCCGTTTGTGATTCGCAGCGCACCGCTAACAACAGACAGCACGGCTCCGGCAGCGGCACTCCATCCCGACGTAGAGCCGCTAGAAAAATCACCGTTCGTCACCAACTCCGAGCCAAGCCCAGCCATGTAGTTGTTGATGTCCGAAGGGTCGTACCACGCGCCAGCCACGCCGCTGGTGAACAGCAACGCTGGAGAGAACGGAACGCCGCCAGCGTTACGCGGACGGAACCGGGGACGCGGACGGACGTACATGGATTAGAACCCTTCGCCAACCATAATGTGCAACGAGCCACCGCCAGCGGGGGCGATGTAGGCGATGAAGTCGTGGTCATCCGGCTTGCTGATGGACACCTGCGCCGAGGGCGGGATGGGGTAGTCAGCAGCGGTTGCCGTCAGCCCGGTAAGCCCCGTGCGGACGTAGGACACGACCGAGGAGGACAGGTTGGTGATGCAGACCGACTTGTTGTTCAGGCCGATAAGCGAGGACGCAGAAGCAGCGCCCGGCGATACCGTGATGCCGGAACCGTACTTCGGAGCAAACGTGATGTCTTGAGCCATGATATTTCCTTTAGGCCGCAGCCATGATGATCCAGTTGGAGCCGTCGCTGACCAGTTTGGCCCACTTGCCAGCGGTAGCAGCGAGGATGGCAGTGCCAGCAGTGCTGGTTGTCAGCGGCACGACGTTGCTCGATGCCGAGACCAGCGTCTGCGCCTGAATCGTCTTGAAGTAGACGATGCGACCAGTCCACGCGGATGCGGCAGGCAGCGTCACGATGCAGGACGAACCCTTGTTGACGATGATTTCCTGCTCGGTGTCGCCCAGCACGAAGTCCGAGGTCTTGGTCGCAGGAACCGTGGAGTACGTCGCTGCCAAGTTGGCGTTGACGTAATCCATGATGAGCGACATGGACGCTTTCCGGGCATCGCCGTTGTTGGGCGAGTACAGCGGGAACTGGTCGCCAGCCGTGACCGTGCTGACTGAGGAAAGGTTATTGATGGTAGGCATCAATCAAACTCCAAAATACCATCGCCACCCGTTAGTACTGGGTCGGCAGGCGGGTTGATGTAGGTTCCATAGACGTTCCACTGCTTGTTGCCAGCGCCCGCAGGCATCGTGTCCGGTAACTGCATCTCAGGCGGCATCGTAGAACGCGACAGGACGAGGTTGTAGGCGTCTCTGGCAATCGCCTTGGTATCAGGCGATACCGTCTTGCCGTAGGACGGAGCGAGGCGCACAGCGAGGTTGGTGATGACTGCTTCGTTTGCCGAGTCAGGCACGGAAGTGTCCTCGTCTAGCGAGGATGCGCCCTGAGTACCCGGCAGCGGGTAAGCCAAGCGGATGCCCTTGCCGTTCCAGTTCGCCATCATGGCATCGAGACGCACGAGGGCGCTCTGCAACTGCTCCGGCTGGGCGTCAAAGATGTACGACGCAAGCCCGATTTCCTCAAGGGCGGCAATCACAAACTGGCGCTTGGTGTAGGCCATGCGTCAAGCCTCAGAGATTTTCCGCAACAATGCGGCATCAGTGGTGCGACCGTCAAACTTGATGCCAAGCGACTTGGCTTGCTGTTCCATCTCAGCGCGAGTCGGCGGCGCATCGTCAGCAACAGGAGCAGCGCCGTTGCGCCATGCTTCCAGTGCTTCCGGTACGGAGTCGAGCCAGCCAGCAGCCTTTGCTGCCTTGTACTGCATCAAGTCCTCAACGTGCTCAATGGCGAACGAGCCGCCACTTACCCACTGGTCGCCGGGGGACTTGAACAGCGAGCGTGGGAATTCCATCACTTTCCCTTTTTCGGGGCCGGAGCAACCTTGCCGGGCTTGCCTGCCTTGATGGCAGACTTGCGGGCGCTGGACAGTGCCATTGCAACAGCCTGCTTCTGCGGCCTGCCGGACTTCATCTCTTTGCCAATGTTGGCAGAGACAGTCTTCGCGGAGTAACCCTTTTTCATTGGCATTGCTCTTGCTCCAGTTTACGCGCCCGCCTCTCTTGCCAGATGCGCGTGGTGTTTTCCGATATCTTCTTTCTAGTCTCAACGCTGAACGGTTCACGCTTTCGCGCTTTAGCCGAGGCGCTCATCTTTGCTCTCGTTTCTTCTGAAAATACCTTTTGCGCCATTTTTTGTTTGGTGCTTTCAGGCATCTTCCAACCTTCTGCAATCCTGCGCTCCCAGACTTTTTTTGCCTGTACAGACTTGGCGGCTCTTCGCTCGTCAGTCCATGCAGCCTTTAGTCCTTCGGAAACTTTTTGTCGATACTCGTCACTTTTCCAATTTTCCGTTGAAGCATTAGACCAAGCACTCGTATCTGCGTACTTTCTGCCCTTGGCCTTCTGAGAAATCTTTGCAGCAACGTCAGGGTTCGTTGAAGGAGCGGTATCACCACCGTAGGACACGTTGTACCCGTTAGGAGCCAACGTACCTACGGCAATGATGGATGCTTTCTCCGCTGCGTGCAATTCGGCTTGAGTCTCAAACTCAGCAACCACCGACACAACCGGCTCACCATGTTTGCGCCACGCACAATGCACTGGTAACAGACTGCCGTTTCTGGCTGATTGTCTGTGCTGTGCTATGCGGACATTCATGGCTCGTATCGTTTGCCCTATGTATGCCTTGCCTGAAGCGAAAACCAACTTGTACAGCGTATGCATATCATGCTCCTGAAGTGACTCAAGAGCATGATACAACCAACAGGTATTATGCTGTTAGGTTTGTGAAAATAAGATTATCCCGCTCATCTCAGGTTGCTTATTTACAACACCGAACAACGTGTCAACACGATACTTCGTCTTCATCGTGTTGATGTCGTACTGCTTGGTCATCACCAACTCGATGCCCTGATCGGTCGCACCGCGCATGACGGCAGCACCGGCATCCGTGGGAACCGCGTAGCGGCCCGGCAGGATTTCCAGCGCGTCCTTCTGCCAGAACACGTTGACCGGAGCAGCAACCGTGTTCAGGAACACGATGGCGGACGTTGCCGACTTCGTGTTGATGACACAGTTCTGGTACTGGGCCGAGGCGTCGTTGGCGACCTGATTGGTGATGATTGGCGGGCTGATGACCATCGTGGTGGCATTGGTGACGCTGATGACGCGGAACGTCTTGAGCGAGCCAGTGTCCTGCTTGGTGATCATGTGGACGTTGTTGAGCGCCGCAATCGTGAACGCATCGCCAGCAGCCACGTTGGTGGTGCTGGAAACCGTGACCGTCTGATAACGGTTGTCCACGTTCTGCGTTTCGCCAGTACCAGCAGTCGAAGTCGCCTTCGGAATGTAGTAGTTGACGGCAGCGTCAAGCGTCGAGATGGTCAGGCCAGCGCCGCCAAGCTGTGCAGCCTTGCGGTAAGCGTAGTCCATCTTGAACGTCTCAAAGCCCGACACCGGGCCAACGTAAGCCTTCTCATAGGCCGTGTTGG